GTTCCTTGAGGATGTCATCGAGGAGTTGGAGGGCGCATGATGCTAACTATCCTGTTAGAGCACCCGGCCTTACCCCTGGGTACTCTGCTCATCCTGGCGGCGTATCTCTTACTGGCCAGGGGCCTACGCCGTGCCGAGGACTCGGACAACGAGACGATAGATACCCTGGTGGAGGACGTGACTGAAATGCAAGGCCGGGTGGAGGCCGTGGAGAGGAAGCTGACCGAGCAGTCTAACAAGCTCACAACCTTATCCTTGCGGGGTGTGAAGTGATCAAAAATGCAGAGCACCTAGCCGGGGCCTTGGCCCTTGACCTGGGCATAGAGGTAACCTGGCACCCGGCCCCGGACGCGGACCTCGTCATTTTTGAGACCACGAAAGGCAGACGGTCAGCCGTGGGTATGAGTGACATCTATTACTTGCCGGATATGAAGCCCGAGGAACGGGCCAACCTCTTCGGCAGAATGCGACGGGATCTCCTTGGTAAGCGCGCCAAATGATTTCAAGGGCCCCGAGGGCAGGACCGAGGCCGCGGCCCTGGACAAGGCCCGCCGGAGCCGGTCCGTGATATGGCAGGTCAACCCGGCGTGCCCCCTGCCCCTACGGTTACAGCTCTGGATCCTGACCCTGATCCGGTGGCTGAGACGGCGTGGCTAGCCAGGTCCGATCGCATCTGGAACAGGGTCATGCCTCACTACCATGAACTAGATGAGGCACACCTATGGGATGTACTAACCTGGTCAGCCAAGTGTGATGAGTGAGCTCCGGGAACGGTTCCCTGAGGTGCCGTGGGATACAAGGCAGGTCTGGCAATCACCGGCCATTCCCTGGGACCTGTGCGGTGTAGAGCGTCAAGCCCAGCTCCGGATAGCGTGGGGCGCGGGTGACCTACGGTACAAGTTGCACCCGGGCCAACGTGAGATCTATGACGACGTGTTCCGGAGTCACAAACTTGTAGGCTCATCCATGGAGCGGGTCTATGGGATGGATATCTCACGGCAATGGGGCAAGGACTTTCTCATGTCAGCCATTGGCGTGGGCGTTGCCCTTCGCCGCCGTAGACCAACCCGCATACCATACGCCGCCCCCACTAAGGACATGCTCAAGGAAATCATCGTTCCCACGATGATGGACCTTTTCGCGGACTGCCCCCCGGAACTGCTCCCGGTGGAGATCTCTAAGGGTACGTTCCAACGGTCAGCAGATACCCTCACATGGCCATGGGGGGCGCGTATCGTCCTAGTGGGGGTGGACCTGCACCCGGACCGGCTCCGGGGCCCGGCCACGTTCGCGTTCCTGTTCACCGAGGCGGCCTTTACCCCGAACCTCGTGGACCTCATGGACGGGGTCCTGATGCCGCAGCTCCTGACCATTCCGGAGGGGTTCGGGGTCATCGCCTCTACCCCGCCAGTCACGCCGGCCCACCCATGGACTGTACGTTATCTCCCCGAAATGAAGGCCCGGGGCATGTACGCCAAGCGGGTAATCACCGATAACCCGCGCCTTAGTGAACACCAGATCGAAGCGGCGATACGGTCCCTCGGTGGCCTGGAGAGTACCCGGGTCCGGCGCGAGCTCCTGTGCGAGCATATCGTAGAGTCCTCTGCCGTAGTCATCCCCGAGTTTACCGATGCGAACATTATCCCGGACGGGACTACGGCTCCGGCCTACCGCGACTGCTATACGGCCCTTGACCCTGGCATGATCCACGGCTCCGGGGCCCTGTTCGCTTACTACGATTTCACCCTGGACCGCCTGGTCATCGAGGGCGACTTCGCCTTGCAAGGGAAGAACTCCCGGGGCCTGGCTATCGCCTTGAAGGCCAGGGAGTGGCAACTATGGGGCAGGGAACCTAAGCAGCCCTTGAGCATGACCGACGCGGCGTGGGCCGTGGAACTTGGCCTCATCAAGGCCGCCATGTACCCGAACCTTGAACCCCCGCCCGTGGTCCAGAGCTATCGTGGTGGGCAGCTCAAGCCCGGGCCTTATATGCGATTCTCCGATACGGACAGTCGCCTTATCGCTGACCTGTCATCGGAGCATGGCCTGGTGTTCCAGCCCGCGGCTAAGGATGACCTGGAGGCCGCCATCAACTCCACCCGGCTACGGATCCAGGAGGGGAAGATCGTGTTCAAGGCCAGGTGCGTGAACGCGATCAGCCATACCAAGAACGCGCTATGGAACAGGCAACGCAACAGGTTCGCGGAGTCCCCGGACCGGACGCACTACGATTGCCTCGCCGCCCTCATCTATCTAAATAGGATGGTTCCGTGGGGCAGGAACCCGGTCCCGCCCATGTCCTACGATGGCCGGACCCACCATGTCCCGAAGCGGATGGCACCTAGCAGCCTAACGGCCCGGACCCTGGCCCGGATTTTTCGACGCTAGCGTGATACACTTCGCAGGTGTCCGACATCGATCTAGACCGCACCTACTGGGCAATGTACCCGGTGGATGAAATCGTTGACGCCATCAGTGAACGGATACGCGAATACTACGAAACGATGACCCGGACGGGCCTCTGTGCCCTCTATAAGGCTGCACACGCGGCCTTCTACTCCCTGAGCGATGACGGCATCCACGAGGGCTCCAGAATCATCGAGGGCGGGGACCAGGGGGAGCTCCTCCAAGTAAAAAGTAACCAGCTACGGTCTATTGCCCTGTATATCCTGACCACGGCCACGGCCGACCGTCCGGCGTATATGCCCAAGGCCACTAACGGCAGTGCGGCGGCCATGAGCCAGATCCCCACGGCTCGGACGCTCCTGGACTACTACCACACCCGGAAGGGTCTAGAGCGGTGCCTGATAGGTACCGCTTTGCGTGCCCTCATCTACGGTAAAGGGTACCTCTGGGAATCGTGGGATCCGTCCTTGGCCAAGGGTCAGGGTGACGTGGTCCTCAAGCCGCTCTCCCCCCTTGAGGTGGTGTGTGACCCTGACAGGGGCCCGGGTGAACATGACTGGTATATCATTCGCACGTATCGGAATAAGTATGACTTGGCGGCGCAGTTTGCCGGCCAACCTCAAGAGGATGAGATGGGCTTGGTCCCTGAGGAGGACCCCAAGGTTGCCCAACTCCGGGATGATATCCTGGCCATGGACGGTGGGGAGGGCGTGGATAGCGAACTCCAGCTCAAGCCGCGTCTGGGCACGGGCCGATCAGCCCGTGAATCAACGGACGTAGCGGTCTGGCACCTTTTGCACGGTCCCACCCAGGCCTGCCCCCAAGGGCGCTATGTCATATGCACAGGTAAGGACATCCTCCTATTCGAGGGGCCACTACCTTTTGATGAGCTGCCCGTTTATGAGATGGTGCCCGAGGAGTTCCTAGAGGCCGGGTCCCTGGGCTACGCCTCGGTATGGGACCTCCTCGGTCTGCAAAAGGCCTTCGATGGGATGAACTCAACGGCCCTGTCGAACTTCGATGCGTTCGGCACCAACGATCTCTTGCTCCAGGAGGGCACGGAGATCTCCCTTGAAGAGGTGCACGGCGGGTTGAACGCCATACGGTACCCGATCGGTTCCAATCCCCCCGCCGTCCTTGAAAAGTTCCAGCTTAGTGAGGGATTTTTCAAGTTGCGCCAGGCGTTCATGCAGGACATGCAACTAGCGTCCGGCGTGAACTCCACGGTGCGCGGGGACCCGGAAGCGAACTTGAAATCGGGCACGGCCCTCGCCCTGATCCAAGCCCAGGCCGTGCAGTTCCAAAGCAGGTTCCAGGGTGGTTACGTCAGACTGACCGAGAACGCCGCAACGGGCCTGCTCCGCATCCTGAAACGGTACGCCAAGGTGGAGCGCCTGGCACAGATAGCCGGCGCTTACGATTCAGACGGCCTCCGGAGCTTCAAGTCAGATGACATTTCCGATATCGACCGTGTGGAAGTGGAAAGTGGAAGTCCCATCTTCCGCACGGTGGCCGGCAAGTTCGATGTTGCCACCCAGCTCTTGGAACGGGGCCTCATTGAGGACATCAACCAATATTATCAGGTGCTGGAAACCGGCCGCCTGGAGCCGGTCACGGACCCGCACCGCCGCGCTCACCTCCGGGTCATGGAGGAAAACGAGATCCTTATGCGTGGCCCCCAAGTCGTGCCAAAAACCGACGCTAACGGTGTGCCTGCCAAGGATCCAACGGGGCAAACAATACAGACGGTCAAGGACCTACCCGCCCTGATGACCGATCACCCGGAGAACCACATCCGGGCCCATGCTTGCGTCCTCGACTCACAGGATTCCCGCATGAATCCGCAAGTTGTGAACGCCGTAGTCACCCATATCCTGGAGCATTTGAAGGTCTGGCGTGAAGCCCCCGCGGACCTCCTGGGCCTCCTCAAGTTCCCCCTGCCCCCGCCCCCGCCTGGCGAGGACATGAACGGGGACGTGGTCCCGCCACCTGAAGAGGAAGGCCCTAAGCAGGACCCCAACAGGGCCAAGAACGAAGAGAAGTCTAAGGCCGCGGGGAACATGGCCCCGGGCACTGACAGGCCCGCGAAACTACCACGGCCCGCACAACCCCCACCCCCCGCGGCGTAGGAGAGATATGCCAGAGAACATCCTAGCTACCCTAGAAGCACAGATCGGCCCGGACGATGGGCCGGAAGAGGCCGAGGCCGAGGAAGAGACCACCGAGCCGGCCGATCCCCCGGAGGACGGTGATGCGGCCCAGGACTTGGCCGAGCACGCCACCGAGAAAAAGGAAGCGAGCGGCGACAAAACCGAGAAGTCGCCGGACGATGACACCCACAAGGCAGGCCTCCGCCAGGCCGATTACACGAAAAAGACCCAGGCCCTGGCCGAGGAGCGCAAGGCCCTTTATGCCGAGATCGGGAAGGAGCGGCAGGCGTTCAAAGCAAAGGAGGAACAGTACGGTGAGGTCAAGGAGTGGCTAGAGTCACTGTCCGACCCTGAGACCATGGAGTTTGAACTCACCCGGTACTACCCCGATGCCGTGGCCGCCCTCCGGGACAAGTGGATCCTCGAGAGTCAGGAGGAGTCACAACTCACCGAGCGGGAACGTGCGGCAATCAGACGGGCTAAGGACGCAGAGATCAAGCTCAAGGCCCACCAGCAGACCCAGGAATATAATAAGAAGCAACAGGAAAAGCATCGCAACGCCCAAGAGACGGCCCAGCTACGGACCCAGTTTATGGGTTGGCTGGCCGAGGTCATGGGCCCGGCGGGCCTCGATGATGACGAGGACACCCGGGCCATGATCCGGGAACGTCTCATCGCTGGATACAACGATGTGACCTGGACCAAGGAGACCTTTGCCAAGGCCGCGGCCGACATCGCCAGGCGCTTGAAGCGTGAACCTAAGGCCAAGGCCGAGGACAAATTGCCACCCAGCGCGAAGGGGACCGGGCACAAGGCCCCGCCGGATGCACCGAAAAAACGGCCAGTGAAACGCCACTCTGAGGAATACTTCCAGGAGCTCCGGGCTAAGTACGGTGTGCAATAAGTAGCGCATGTGCTACTCTATGACCCGGAACAACCCCCGCTAGGCCCACCCCGTAGGGGCACGGTAACCTAGCCAGTGCGTTGAGACCCCCAACCCAAGGAGGTCCAACGTGACTATCAATACAACCATCGCCCTGCCCCTGTTCAAGGAGGTCTATGGCGATAATGTCGAGAACCTGGTGCCGGCCGCTGCCCGGCTCCAGAAAGATGCGAAGTTCGTTAGTAGAGACAAGCAAGAAGGTAACAAGTACCACCAGCCCGTCAAGACTACCAGGTCCCACGGCTGGACTCTCTCCACGTCCGGCGATGCGTTCCCCCTGAACGCGGCTGTTCCTGCCCGGACCGCAGATGCCCAGGTGCAGGGCTCTAGCTTCGTTCTCCGGGAGGTCATCTCCTACGATGCCGCGGCCAAGCTCCTGAGTGGCAAGAGTGAAGGGGCACGAAAGCGCGCCTTCGTTTCCGGGTCCGCGTACATGGTAGAGAACATGACCGAGACGGCGGCGTTCGTCCTCGAAACGCAGCTTCTTTACGGTCAGAGCGACGTAGGCGTAATCCTGGCCCGCACCGCTGGCGTAGGTACCACGGTCCAGACCTTCAGTTTCACGCCAGGCACCTTCATCCCGGCCCTCTGGTCCGGTATGGAGTTCGGCTTTGTCGAGGTCTGGGACGCGGCCGGGGCAATCAAGAGGAACTTGGCCGGTACGGTCACGGTGACCTCGGTCAACGTGGACGCTGGAACGGTCACCTTTACAGGTACCGCGGCCGAACTGGATACGATCGTTCCGAACGATAAGGTCTATCTCCGCGACACTAAGAGCGCTGGCATGGTCGGGCTTAGGTCCATTGCCAGTAACACGGGCCTTATGTTCGCAATCAATGCGGCCTCGTCCAGTCTCTGGGCCGGGAACACGTTTAGTGCTGCCGCTGGCGCGCTGTCATTCGTCAAAGTGCTCCAGGGCCTGAACAAGCCGGTGAATCGGGGCTTGATGAAGGACGTAATCGGCTACTGCTCCCCCAAGTCGTGGTCGGACTGCATGAATGACCTTGCAGCGCTTCGACGGTACTCCGAAAAGGCCGGGGGCAGCATGGAGCAGGGCGCGGAGTCCATCAAGTTCTATGGGCAAAGCGGCACCGTAGAGATCTACCCGCACATCTTGATGAAGCCATCCGAGGCCTTGTTCTTCCCCAAGAACGGTCTCATTCGCCTCGGTGCAAGTGAACTGACCTTCACCCCGCCAGGCATGGCTGATAAGGACTTTTTCGAGAACCTCCCCGATCACGCCGGCTATGGTATCCGGAACTACTGGAACCAAGCCCTATTCTGTGCCACCCCGGCGCAATGTCTCCTGATCAATAACATCGTCAACAGTGACGACGTGTAACCTAGGGGGGCAACATGGCAAGTAAATCAGTCCTGTATATCACCGTTACCGCGGACTCCGGGCTCCCTGCCCAGACCCTGAAAGAGACGCTTTGCAAGCCCGCGACTCGGCCCCGAGTGGCCGTGACCGCGATTGCGGCATACCTCGAAAGGCTGGTGGGTGGCTCAGGTTCGGCCGTGGTCCATGTTGCCCTTGCGGGTCCTGACACCGGCACGGCGGGCACCTGCACCATTGCATGTGTCCAGGCTAGCGCGGCCGTGGGAGATACAATCAATGTCGGCGACACACGGTTTACCGTAGTCGCCGCGACAGGGGTTAGCCTCCTTGACGGCTACTTTTCAAGGGGTGGCACGAACACCGAGTGTGCCGCGAACCTGGCCGCGGCTATCAACGGGCACCCGGCCCTGAGGGGCTCGTTCACAGCCACTAGTGCCATCGGAACGGTCACCATCACGGCGGCGTCCA